ATCATACTTCAAAAAGAACAAGATGCAAAAACTAACCAATTTAAGTATCGATGTGAATTATATTTAGGTGGAAAAGATGGAGATAAAATTTATTATGGAAAACCAGTAATTTATGATGAAGATAGGGAACATTATATGTTTCCTAATGAAGCTAGATTAAGAAATATGAATTATGGAATGACCATTCATTTCGATTTAGAAGTTGATTTTTTTATTGAAGATGATGAAGGAAAAATAAACCAATCCACTGAAGTTATTAATTCTATTTTTTTAGGACGATTTCCTATTATGCTCCAATCTGATTTATGTGTTTTACATGGGTTAAATCGAGATGTGCGTTATAATATGGGGGAATGTAGAAATGATTATGGCGGATATTTTATCATTGACGGTAAAGAAAAAGTGATTATAAGTCAAGAGAAATTCGCTGATAATATGCTTTATATTAGAGACAATTATAATGATATTTATAGTCATGGTGCTGATATAAGAACTGTTTCTGAAGATGCCTCGAAACCTGAAAGAACTTTATCAGTAAGAATAGTAGCTCCTACCAAAGAATATTCAAATAACCAAATAGTAGTAAATATTCCCAATGTAAGAAAACCTATTCCATTATTTATTGTTTTCCGTGCGTTAGGAATCATTTCCGATAAAGAAATTATCGAATACTGTTTATTAAACCTTGAAGAAAACAGTTCCTTTGTAGATTTATTTATACCCTCTATTCATGATGCTAATAAAATTTTTACACAAGAAGCAGCACTAGAATATATAAAAACATTCACCAAAGGACATACAGTAAATCATGTGCAAGATATTTTAATGAATTATTTCTTACCTAATATAGGAGAATTAAATTTTCAACAAAAAGCATTCTACTTAGGATATATAGTATTTAATTTATTATTGGTTTTTACAAACTTAGAATCTCCTACTGACAGGGATAGTTTTAAATTTAAAAGAGTAGAAGTCCCAGGAAGATTATTGTATGATTTATTTAAAGAATATTATAAACTTCAACAAGATCATATTAAATTAAAACTAGATTCAGAATATAATTTCAAAAAATCTAAAAATGTCTATCAAGGCGAGAGCTTCAAAGATGTAGTATTACAAAATTATGAACGAATTTTTGGAGAAAGAATAACAGAAACAGGTTTTAAAAAAGCATTTAAAGGGAATTGGGGAGCAGCAGAGCATACCAAAAAACCAGGTGTAGTTCAAGATTTAAATAGGTTATCTTATAATAGTTTTATCTCTCATTTACGAAAAATTAACTTACCCATGGATTCTAGTGCCAAAGTAGTGAAACCTCGTTTATTACATGGTTCACAATGGGGCATTATAGATCCTGTAGATACTCCTGATGGTGGGAATGTTGGTTTCCATAAACATATGGCTATTGCTACTCATATAACTAGTGGATGTTCAAGCTACCCAATGATGAAATTTTTCAGAAGTATTTTAAAAATGAAATTATTAGAAGAATGTAATACCAAATTTTTATATTCGGCGACTAAAATTATGATTAATGGAAGTTGGGTAGGTGTTTTGACAAATCCTCAAGAAACCATGAGAATAATAAAAAAATATAAAAGAAATGGATTGTTGCCAATATATACAAGTATTAGTTGGAATATTAAAAAAAAGGAAATAATGGTTTATACAGATTCAGGTAGATTATGTAGGCCAGTATTTTATATTGATAATAAAAAACCTAGTTTTAAAAATAGATCAATATTAGAGAAATTGAGTAAAATGGATTTTTCCTGGGAACAATTAATAAGTGGTTTTGCCAAGAAAAAAGATCCTAATTTCCAAGTAGATAGTTGTAAAATTTATGAATTGAATGAATTATACGAAACCAGTAATTTTGATGACTTAAAAGGATCCGAAGGTATTATTGAATATTTGGATACAGCTGAGGAAGAAACTGCATTAATTTCATCTGATTATGATTTTAATTTAAGCAAACCATATACTCATATAGATATCCATCCTTCATTAATGTTAGGAGTCATGGGGAATCAAATTGTTTTCCCAGAAAATAATCAATTACCAAGAGATTTATTTTCATGCGGTCAATCCAAACAAGCAGTATCTTTATACAATTCAAACTTTTTTTCAAGAATAGATAAAATGGGTGTAGTTTTAAATTATGGTCAAATCCCGTTAATTAAAAGTAGATATTTACAGTTTATTAATAATGAACAACATCCCTATGGAGAAAATGTAATTGTTGCTATAATGGTGTATGGAGGATATAATGTTGAGGACTCTATATTATTTAATGAAGGTTCAATTAAAAGAGGATTATTCAGAACAACTTATTATAATATGTATGAATCGAGAGAAGAGAGTAGTAAAGTAGGAGAAAATAGTATTGATTCCCATTTTCAAAATATTCAAGATGCTAATATAGATGCAACTAAATTTGGATATGATTATGGTTATTTAGATAAATATGGATTAATTAAAGAAAATACAGAAATGGATGATAAAAAAGTAGTCATTGGAAAAGTTCAAACCAATCTTTTAAATCCCAATCAACCTCAGGATGTATCTGTTTATCCTAAAAAAGGCCAATTAGGATTTGTTGATAAAACTTTTATGACGGAAGATGAAGAAGGTTTTAGATTAGCAAAAGTAAGAATGCGTGAAGAAAGAATACCTGCTATTGGAGATAAATTTTGTAGTAGATGTGGTCAAAAGGGAACTGTAGGATTAATTATTCCTGAAGAAAATATGCCTTTTACCGAAAATGGAATTAGACCTGATTTAATTGTAAACCCTCATGCATTACCATCTAGAATGACTATAGGACAATTAGTAGAAACATTGATGGGGAAAGCATGTGTAAATATTGGAGGATATGGTGATTGCACTGCATTTGTAAATAAAGGATCCAAACACGAATTATTTGGTAAAGCGTTAACTCAACATGGATATAATAAAACTGGAAATGAAATATTATATAATGGAATGACGGGTGAACAATTAGATGCAGAGATTTTTATTGGTCCAACCTATTATATGAGGTTAAAACATATGGTAAAAGATAAAATTAACTATCGCGCTAGAGGACCCATTAAACAATTAACCAGACAAACTGTTGGTGGAAGGGCTAATGATGGTGGATTGAGAATAGGAGAAATGGAGAGAGATGGAGTAATAGCACATGGAGCAGCAGGATTTTTACAAGAATCATTATTAGTGAGAGGAGATGAATATTTTATGGCAGTATGTAATAATACAGGAACAGTAGCTATATTTAATAAGAGTCAAAATTTATTTTTAAGTCCAATGGCAGATGGACCGATTAAATTTAATCAATCGCTTGATAATAATTTAAATATTGAAAATGTAAGTAGATTTGGGAGAAATTTTTCTATATTGAGAGTTCCATATGCATTAAAATTATTAATTCAAGAATTACAGGCTATGAATATCCAACTTAGAATGATTACAGAAGCAAATGTAGATCAATTAACAAGTATGGGTTATTCGGATAATATAATTAAATTACAGCCTCCTGAAGGAATTACAAATGAAAATAAGTTTAAATTTTCAGTATCAAAAGAAATAAGGGAAAGACAAAGTCTAGCATATAATAATATTGGAGGTATTGATGTGACAAATATAGAAATTGGAGAGAATGAACCCTCAGAATTCCCTGAACCATCCGAACAATTAGACCCAGAGCAATTTGGATGGTTATTTTATACTTATGATGAAGAAAGAGGAGAAGCTTATAAATCAATAATAATGAAAAATAATGGACAACCATCGGAAATATGGTTTGTAGAAGAAAATAATAAAGATAAACCTAATAGATTCCCTGCTGGGTGGAAAAAGAATCAATTAACTTATTTTGATAAAACTCCTATTTCTCCAAATGTAATGATCGATCAATTATTATCAAATCAAGTTCCAAACAATTGGTTAATTTGTTTAGATAAAATTAGAAATGAAAATATTGGAAAACAAATGCAACTAAGACATCCAAGTGATTCAGATAGTCCTCCTTATGCTCCTTATAGTCCTGCTTATGCTCCAACTAGTCCTGCTTATGCTCCAACTAGTCCTGCCTATAATCCGAATAGTCCTGCCTATAATCCGAATAGTCCTGCCTATAATCCGAATAGTCCTCCTTATGCACCAACTAGTCCTATTAATGACCCAAATAAACCTTTATATGACCGTTCCCATCCTCTTTATGAAAAATATAAACCTGTAATTGATAGTCCCACTTTTGCCAATAGAAGTCCTCCCTATGCACCTACTAGTCCTGAAGAAGGAAAAATTAGTCCCCATTCTCCAAATACACCTCCTCCACAAAGAGGTAGCAGAGTATTAGTTTTGGATTCAGATAAACCCGTAGTTATAATGCCCAATCAACCTTCTATCGAAACAACGGGTAGTCCACAAATAGAAGAAATAAATATTGAAACAGAACCGGAAGATAAAACAGTAGAAAAAATAGAAGACATGATAAAAAAAACAACATCCAAAAGAGATGACGGTATAGAATTAATTATTAATGAAAATATAGAGGAAGAAAAAAAAGAAGAAGAAAAAGAAAGTGAGGGAGAGAAAAAGACAATTAAAATAGATAATTAAATATTATAATATAAAATTGAAATAAAAATAAAAATATAATTTTGTATTATAAATAGAATGGCACAGTCTAGCACAACTACAGCATTATATAAATCTAGAACAAATTTATTGAATTTATTAAAAAAACAGGGTTTTGAAATAAAAGATTATGAGGAATTTAGTGTGAATGAAGTTCATATTATGAGTAATAATAAACAACTGGATATGTTACTATCCACTCCTAATGATTCTGAATCTCCTAAGAAAGTGTATGTTAAATATCATTTAGGGAAAACTCTAAGAAGAGAGAACATAAATGATTATATAGATGATTTGTATACTATAGAAAATGTATTAAATAAAAATGATACATTGATAATTATTATGAAACAAGAACCTCATGAACCATTAACAGCAATTTTAAATGAAATATGGGAACAAGAAGGAATATTCATTATTCTATTTAATTTAGAAAGATTACAATTTAATATATTAGAACATGAATATGTTCCAAATCATCAAATAATTGAAGAACAAGAAATAAAATTCATTAAGCAAAGATATAATATAAAGTCCAATGATGAATTACCAGATATTTCTAGGTATGATCCTGTTGCTCAGGCTATTGGATTAAGACCTGGACAAATATGTAAAATAACTAGACCTAGTAAAACAGCAATTACTACAGAATATTACAGAATATGTTCTCAGTAATAAATATAGATGGATTTAATAAAAAATATGAAAGAAAAAATAAATCAATTGGATCAAAAATTTTTTTTATTGGTAGAGAATTTTATCCCTAATTATGTAAGATATTTAATGAATCCTGATAATGTTGAATATACCCAAGAAATTAATTATGTATTTTCAAGTATAGATAAAATAAATTCTAATGGATTTATGTTAATGAATCAAATGCATAGTGAAATAGATAAAGAATCTAAAATAACAGCAGAATTAACAATTGATATGGAAAGATTAAAGAGAGAAAATGCTTTAATGAGAGAAAAGGTAAAACAATTAAAGAGAGAATCGTTAACTGCAGAAGGTATGTTTGATGATCAATTAGATTGGTATAGAGATCAAATAACAGTAATTATAGTAATGTTAATAGGCGTTATAATAGGAACATTATTTTTAAGAACATTAAAACTGGATTTTAAACAATGGTTTATTTCTATAGCTATTGTGATAATATTTGGTTGGATCTTTACAAAACTAGCTTTATGGGTTGTTGGGTTGTGGCAAAAAGCAGCAGGGAATAAAATGGATACTATACAATAAAACATTTTTCTATGAGTATTTTATAGTAAAATGTTTAAAAATAATGGAGGAGATTTATTAAAATTTAATTTAGCACAAGGTAAAGATATTCTTCAATATAATAGTGAAATTACCCAAATGGAAGAAACAAACTTACCTTTAATAGAAAGAGGTTCTAAAATTGAAAGCTTAGGAGGATTGTTTAAATCAAATTTGAATCAAGGTAAACAAATGTTAGAATTCAATAGTCAAGAAACAGAAGATTTAAAGCCTGATTTATCTCTCATCGAAAAGGGTTCAATGGTAGAATCATTAGGGAGTATGAATTTAAATGCATCAGATAAATCACAATTAGAAGGTTTAAGTAATATGGAGAACGACTATAATCAATTATTAGCAGAATTTAGTCAAACCTATAAACAATTTAGTGAAGATTTATTAAATCAAAATCAAACAAAGAAAAATGTAGTTGATTATTTAGGTAAAGTTATTTCTGATACAGATGGAAATAATTATTATGTAAATAATTTTGGCTATACTCATAAATATAGTGCTAGTGCATGGCAAAATAATAATTCCTCATGTCCTAACACCACAATGTCTTTTAGCGGAGATTTTAATAATTTTAAAACAGGCGCAGCCATGACATCGGGTCAACCATGTAAGATAGCTGGACAAATTATAAAGAATACATCATCTGGAGAAACAGCTTGGGTTGACATTAAAGGAATAAAACATCCTTTTAGTGGAGCTAAGTCTAATAGTTGTTCAAGCAATCCAATTGAATTAAGTTCCCAAGACTATAATTTAATACCAAGTGGGTCAGCAATGGGTTCATCAGATACATGTTTAGCTTTAGATGTAAATCCAACTTTATACAATAAATTACAAACTTTAAATACACAAATCAAGACAAAAGCAAATCAATTAGTTAATCAAATGAATTCTTTAAATTTAAGCAATTCCCAAGCACAAAATTCATTAAATAATAAGAGAAATAGTCTAATGAAACAAGTAAATCAAGTATCAGATATAAATAAAAGAGTAATATATAATAATAGAATGTTGATGCAAGATGGTGGTGAATCTGAAGATGCTTCTTTAAGAATGACATCAAGTTGGTATATTTTAATTGCATGGATGTTAATTGCTATTTTAGTAGTATCTTTAGCCATGGCAAATACAAGTGGTGTAGGAGGAAAACCAGTATCCGGAGTAGCCTATGTTATTATTGCTTTAGGTGTATTAATGTTTTTAATTTACTTATATAAAAAGGTATCTAGTGTAAGTATTCAAGTGAATTAATATATATTAATTTCTAATAAAATTATATATATTATGTCCTTTGTAGATGAAATAGTTAAAAGTAGTCCCGATAAATATAATACAGTTATTAAATCTAGAGTATTAGATAGAACTTTAGAATTAAAAATAAAACAATATAACGCATTACAATCAGAATACGATAAATTAATTCGTGACCAAACTATAAATGCAAAACCTCCTAGTGGAGGATGGAAAAGAATTAATGGCGGATTAAAACAAATAAGTGGAGCAGGAAAAGATTATATATGGGGTGTTAATCAAAATGATTCAATCTATACTTGTAAAAAACCATGTGATGATTCAAATTGGAGACAAATTGGTGGTTCCTTAAAACAATTAACAGGAGGAGAAAAAGAAGTATGGGGAGTAAATAGAAATAATGACATTTACAAGATGAATCAAAATGGAAGTGGAGGTTGGAGTCATATAGGAGGAAAAGCTTCTAATGTATCTCAAGGAGGTGGATATATATGGGTAGTAGGAGGAAATAATTCTACATATTATTGTAGAGAACCATGTAATGGTGAATGGTCTATTGCATCTAAACAATCAGATGAATGGACATTAGTATTTCGACAAACAAATAATAATTGGGATTGGAATAGTAATAATGGAGGAAATCGAAATATTGACAAAAATGGATCTCCCAACTATTCACAATTACAGAATTTAGAAAACTTTAGAGGAGATGATGGTAAACTAACATTCAAAATGACTTATCCAGGTACTTCAAATTTATCATCACCTCAGATTTGGAAACAAAAATCTAATCCTTGGACTGTTAGAAATAATCGCAATGGTCAAGTTGATGGATATGAAGCAATTAGCGTCCCGTATACTGGTAACAATTGGGGTGGTCTTAGATGGAACGGTGGTCCATGTTTAATAAGTGGATCCACAAATAATTGGTGGTGGTATGCGATAGGGAGTTTTAGACCATTTGGAAACAATTTGATACCTGGGGCTAATTCTATACAAGTAAGTAAAACAGAATTATATGTAAAAAATAAAACAACTATTCCTGCTATTGTCCAATTAAGTTGTAATAACAGATATGTTTATGGTTTAGATACAAATAAAAATGCTTGGAGAAGACCTATAAATGGAAGCGGAAGTTGGGAAAAGTTTGGGAATCCAAATAATTGGCAATTTTATTGGATTAATGCTTCCAATAATAAAGATGTTTTTGCAATTGGAATGAATCGGTGGATTTACAAGACAGATATAGATGGAAAGCAAGCATGGACTAGAGCGGACAATACGGCCGGAGGAGTAGATACAGTTTCAGGAGATCCGGATAGTGCAGATTTTTACATTACAAATACGAGTAATTCAATCTATAGACATTCTCCAAAACAAGCAGGTGGATTGTGGGAAGATATACCTAATGAAAATTATCAAATGGGTATGGTGAATAATCCAACAGAAAGTAATGATAATTGGAAATTTTTAGGAAAGCAAAAAAATGTAGATGAATGTAAATTAAAAGCAGTGCAAGATAAAAATCAAGAATATGCCAATGTTGTATATTATCCAGAAGATTTTCCAAATGAATGGAAAAAATCTTGTTTCGGAGGAGTAAAAGGAGGACAGATAAATGCTCAATATCAAAGTAAGACGATCACATCATTAGCTCCAAATGGGTCATCTAGGTTAGGTGGAAAAGAAGGAGAAACATTATTAAAACAAATGAATCAGAAAGCCAATGAAATAGAAAAATTAATAAAAGAACAACAACAAACGAACATAGGTGCAATGAGAACAAATAATTTATTAGAAAGTGAGAGGAGAACAGCTGGTAATCAATTAGAAGATATTTTAGAAAAACTAACAAAAGATAGAATTGAAATTAATAAAATAATAAATCAACCCACAGAAAGTTCAGCTGCGGAAGATGGATATAAAAGACAATTATCCAATTACTTAATTTATTTTTCTTGGATTTTGTTAGTTGTAATTTCGGTGGGATTAGCTGCTCATTTAATTTCTAGTGAATCAGTTTCCGTAATAACATATATTTTTGTTGCTATTTGGGTAATAATTTTAGCTAAATATTTTTATAAACAAGTAGCTTATTATTCAGGATCGGCAGTAGATTCTATTTCTAGTTTTATAGTAGATACAGTTAATTAATATATTTTTTATTGTCATATAATATATTAATAATGTCCAATAATATTCAAGAAGGAGAATTTTATTTAAATCAAAGAAAAAATCAAGAGAAATGTTTATCGAAAGATTTAGATATAATAGAAGGATTTACAGTTGTTTCTCGACAAGCTCAAAAGAAAAATCCTTCCAATTTTTATATTCCAGATGGATCAGATCCAGGACAGACAGTAATGTGTGAACCAGATAAAATTAGATATGTAAGAATTAGTCAAACTAATAATTATCTTCATTTCCAAGAAGTTCAAGTATTTGATCAAACAGGAAGGAATGTAGCTATTCAAGGTGGTTATTCAAATGAATTTGAATTAACACAGGGATTTTGTAGGAAAACTACAAACGAAGGAGTGGGTGTTGGAACACCGGGATCAATTTATAAAGGGCAATTGACTACAGGTCAATGTGAACAATCATGTTCAACTGGTTGCACTGCATACGAAATTCAAACTGAAGGTTCAACTGAGGGTTTAAATCCTGGTTGTTGGATTTATCAGGATCCTACCGTAAAAGGAGATGGAAATAAAGATGCCATGTGTAGAGTAAAACAACGGGAACCTGGTACCCCTATAGCAACAATGAGTTCTTATTATAAAGGAACAAATCCTTATATAGCTATAAATGGAAATACAGCTGATAATGAACCATGGCCTAATAGTGTGCATACAGCAGTGAAAGGGGGATGGTGGGAAGTAGATTTAGGAAAATCTGTAAATGTAAAAAAGGTAGTAGTATTCAACAGACCAGATTGTTGTCAAGATAGATTAAGTGGAGCACAATTAACTTTAATAGATAGTCATCATAGGACTGTATTAACAAAGACACTAACTTCAAAGAGGAAACAAGTATTTAATATTGAAAAAGAAAAGAAGATATGTGGAGGACCAGTATTACAAAAAAATATGGATGATTTTGAAGTATTAACACAATTAAGAAATACCTATAATAAAGAGTTGCAGGAATATAATCAATCAATGAAAGCTTTCTTAGAAGATAGTCAAAAATTTGTAAATGCGAGTAACCAAAATAATAATAAATTTGCTAATTCCTATGTCAGAGATGAGTCTAATGGAGCAGTAGGATATGTTTCATCTACAGGAGTTTGGAAATGGATAACTAGTCCGTCCCAAGGAAAATCAATTCAAGGACAATCTGGTTGTCCACCCAATTCGTCAAATTATACTAATACGACAGCAGATTCAGGGCAATTATATACAATTGGAAATGCTCCACAGGGAGAAATAGTAAAAATGAATGGTCAAGAGTTAATTAAAGGAAGTAATATGATAGATAATCAGACATGTAACAATGCGGGGCAAAATATTTATGTAACAAATCCATCTGTTACCACAAATAGAACATTTGCAAGTTGTAGTAAAAATACAGGGGCATATCAAAGTGATTTGGGTAATGCTACAATGGATATGTGTAGTAGAAGAGCGGCAGACTTGGGTTCCAATGTTTTCCAATTAGGGCCAAATCAAGGAAATGGAAGGGGAAGTTGTTATATAGGTGGTGGTGGCAATACAGTAAAAGATAGTATATGTTCAGTTGCACCAGGAGTCGGAAGAATGGGAAGAACTATGCCAGCGGAATTTAAAAATGTAGGTGGAAAAAGTTTTTGGGACTGGGATTATGAATGGGTGTCTGGTTATACTGCTTATGCCACATATCAAACCAATAATGCAAATAATTCAAATTTAGGACAAACCTTTCACATAACAGATAATTTAACAAAGAAACAATATCCGAATAATATGATATCGGGATATGGAGATGAATTTGAGCTACAATCTGGGTATAATTCCTATGGGAATGATATAGTAAGTGGGTCAGGGTTATCGATTGAACAGATAAAACAAAAATGTAGAGAAACGCCAGGTGCAGCGGGGTTTTATGTAAGTGGGAATAATTATTGGATAAAAAATGCCAACATGTGGCCCAACGGAAAAAGGCAATATACAGGAGGGGATTTGTATGTAAGAGTTAGAACCGTAAATAATAGTAACAGTTGTTCTAATCAAGTAAATTTTTCCAAACAAGAAGATGTAAATGGATATGTGAATGATGGGATGATGAATTTAAGTAGCACATGTGCTTTAGGAACAATCAATCAGCGGGATAGGGAAGCAATAAATATGCAATATATAAAATTGCAAGGTATTTTAAATCAAATAAAAGAAAAAATAAGAGAATTAGCAGGAGAAGATATAAGATTAAATAAAAGATTAATGGACGAACAAAAAATAATGGAAAAAAGATTAAAAACCTATGAGCAAGTATATAGTCAAATTGGAATAGAAAATACATTAATAGGGAAAGATAGTGCATTTGAGGAAGATGCGAATTTAAATATGTTAAGTAATAATAAAAGGTTTATTATTTGGAGTATTTTAGCATTAGGATTGACATTTGGGGCAATGAAATTTACCAAATAAAGAAAAAATTATTAAATTTATATATTATCTCTCCTGATAATATATAATGGATAGTCAGATGATTCAACAAGAACAACAAAGAGATATTCAAACAATTCAGACAATAAATCAAATAGACTCCCAAATGGGTAGTTTATACCAGAATTTAGAAAGTTTAAGTGTGCAAAGTAGTCCAGATATGAATAAACAAAATCAGATAATACAACAAATCGAAAATTTACAAAAATTAAAGCAAGGATTATATCAAAATTTAAGTAATAGTTATTCATCAATGCAAGCGAATGTGGCAGAAGCAAGAGATGCATTAGTAAATGAAGTAGCTGTAGGAGCAGTAGTAAAAAATGAATTACAAAATGCTAATAAAAATTTAGGATTACTTCAACAAGAAAGATATAATAAGTTAAGAATGGCAGAAATAAATGATTATTACAGCGATAAATATACAACTCAAGCAAGTGTAATGAAAACAATTGTTTATTTTTGTATACCCATATTAATTTTAGGAATATTAATGAAAAAGAATATAATTCCTCAAAATATTGCTTTAGGTATTATTGGTGTATTGGCAGGAATCTGTATATTCATTGTAATTATGCAATCTATTGATATAATGAGAAGAAGTAATATGGTATTTGATGAATATCAATTTCCGTTTGATGCAGAAGCAGCGGCAGATTCGGCTGGAAGTGGAAATGGAATTGATCCAAAACAGAGAGATTTAACATTAAATTGTGCAGGGCAAGCATGTTGTCCACAGGGAAATGATTTTGGAACTACCTGGGATTCAACGAATAAGCAATGTGTAACTCCTGATTATTTAAATTCCAACCAAAATAGTGATTCTGAAGGATTTGTGGGAGAGAGATGTTTACAAAATTCATTTAATAAAAGTGATTTTAATGTAAATGTATTTAAGAATACTAGTGGAGTAGTAAAGGGATTCAATGTTAAAGAAGAAGAATATGCGAAGTTTTAAATCTTATAGTATATTAGTATAATGTCAACCGCTAAAGACTTTGATCCAGATATGCCATCACAAATAAATTTAAAAAAGCCTCCTGCAAATCAAGGTGGATGTATGACTCCAGATGACTTAAATAAGTATTTAGATATAGATAAATTTAATGATATGATGGCAGATGCTACTCAACAAGCCACAGATTTTTTGTCTAATTTTCAAAAGGAGCAGGCAGCTGTTCCAAGAGTCAGATCAGATGAAAGGTATAAGATAACTGCAATGAATAAATTAAGAGAATTGAGAGATGAGCATAATAATTTAATGAATAGATTGAGAAGAGAAGAAACATATTATAATGCATCAATAGAGGGAGCAGAAAATACCAAATCATTATTTAATATGATAAAAAAACAAAATTTAGAATTAAAGAAAATAATAGAGAAATTAATACATAATATAGAAATATCGGATAGGAAGACCTATTATGAAAATGAGCAAAATGATTGGGCAGGATGGTGGGCTCACCATTTTATGACAAAATATTGGCTATTAATTTTTTTAATGATAGTTGGTTTAATAATAACTAAACAATTAACAGATATTAAAAAATGGGCAATGATAATAGGATTAGCCATATATCCGTTAATAGCATTTTTTATTGTAAAAATAATATACCATTTTTGGGATTGGATAAAATCACAAACAACATGGGTATATTTGAATTCTAATTTATAATTTATTATTTATTTATTATATAAATAATAAATGACTCAAGAACTATTAAAAAAAATAAATATCGATAAACTATTATATTTAAAATTAATAATTTTTTTAATATTTATTGTATATTTAATTTGTGTATATGATAACCATTTTAGTATATCTCAAATATTATGTAATAGAAATAACAACTATTTTATATTATTCGTAACTTTTTTATTAGCAATATGTAGTTTTATTTATGAATTAAAAAAAAATGATAAATATTCTATGTGTATAATGTTTACATATTTAATATCGACTTTTTTTGTAATATTATTTACTCCTGATCATATTGAACATTATATTTTTGCCTCTTTGGTGACTATTTGTGTATTTTCATATATGATATATACTTGTATTATAAATAATTGTAATAATATAATGAAATTTATATTTCTATTGCAGTTTATCATAATAAGTTTATATGTAAAAAATATAATTAATTTTTTTTGGGTAGAAATTTTGTTTTTAATAATATTTGCGTTATTCATTGCCTTAAATCATCCATAATTTTTTTAAAATCCTTCATCATCATCTAATTCAGGGTCAAAATCATCATAAATAATAGATACATTAGACCATACTCCTCTTACTTTTTTTCCATATTTTTTATTCATATATTCGAATAAGTCGCGGCCTTTAGGAACATTTTTACCATGATGTAATTGAAACCAAGATTTAAATACCTCATATAAGCTAGTTTCTTTGATTTTAGATCCAGTACATTTTTTTACTTTATCTGAAATAAATTCACTATAGAAGTCTTGGGTATTACGATAATTAAGGCTACTAGATTTTACAGCATCACATATATTAACAAGTCCAGAAGTTTGACATGCTTTTTCAATTAACATGGAAAGGAAGATAGGTGCCCAAGTGTTAAATTTATCACCTAGTTTCTTATCTAATTCAAATTGATGTTCTCTTTCATCATCAAAATCTTCTTTTTTGCAAAACTTTGAAATAAATTCGCAAACACAAATTCTTCTCCATGTGCCTTCATCATTACTTCCGACATCTAATAATGTATTTGTGCAAACAACCAATTTAAATTGAGGAATGAATGTAATAGAATCTTTGAAAAGAGCACGGCCTTGAAGAGGGTCTCCACCAGTAATTTCTTTCATAATACCTTCATTAATTTTATCTCCTTTGGAAGGTTCTTGCATAACAGCATATCTAGCTCCTTTTAATTGGACAATTTCAGAAGAAGTAGAACCGATAGAGTTTCTTTTAGCGGTGATCAGAGTAATAGGAACAGTTGCTTTATAATCACCAAGAGCAAAACCCATTAATTCAACTAATTTCGATTTACCGTTAGAACCAGAACCGTTATAAATATTAAAGGTTTGGTCGTTATTTTCACCAATAAGAGTAGAGGCAAGATGTTCCCACATATAATCTCTTAGCTCTCTTTTTGGGAATAATTGTTCCATGAAATAATTGATTTCATCAATCGTTTTTTTGTGTTTATTATGGTCAAGTTTAATATAATTTATGTTGGTGCTTTTAGATAGATAGTCATCAGGTTTACCCTTTCTGAAAGATTTTAATTCAAAATCAAAAACGCCATTATTAAAACAGAGTAGTTTTGGATTAGCATCAACGCGATCGACAAATTCAGTATCATAAAAGATTTCTTTAGCTTCTCTCATAATATTATCTTTAATACCTCTGCGTTTTAGATTTGCAGCGATTTCACTAGTTTTTTTAATTTTCTTAGATAAAGCTTGTCCTTTTTCACTATTAGGATCAATGGTGCCACTGCTTAAATATGCCAAATCTGTATTATATTTGTTAATGTAAATAGAATGTAATTCTTTAGAGATTTGAATACGGAGATCAGTGCCACCTTCATTTTCGATCCATCGATGATTTTTGTAAATATACCACAAGTCCTTTTTAATGGAAACGCAAGTAAAATCATCTTTATACATATAATATAAAACCATTGCAAAATCAAAATCAGTATCACCGTGCGGTAATATTGTTTTTTCAACAAAATAATCGACTGTTTTTTCTCTGATTTCTTTATATTTTTCAAAATTATCATTTTTAACCCAATAAATAATAGAACGGTATGTTAACGCATCTTCATTATTATTACCCCAGCTACACCATTTTTCATACAAATCAGGAATATTATCAAAATCAAATTTGTTCGATTGAGCACTGAAAGCGATAAATGTAATAAATAAAGATTCATGAGTATTTTTTAGAGCCCATCCTACACGAATCCATTTATCATATGGATTATAGAAATTTTCTGTGAGTGCCATAGTATATT